TTAAGCAGGGATTTCAAAATGCACGCCGTCTAAAAACTCTTTTTTGCCAAGTTTTTTGCGTTCGGCTTTGTACGCCTTCACCCACTCCTGCGGTGTGCCGTTTTTGTTTGTGATGACCGTCCACGCCCCACCCCAACGCACCGACACGCCAAGCTCGGTACTGGCTTGGGCGATGGCTTTGGCAATCGTGTAATAATGATTAAAATCCCACGACACTTGACCGTCCACGATGGCAACCAAATCAACGGCGTGTCCCGTCAAGTGTCGGCTGTTCATTGTTTGACTTGCCCCTTGACGCACAAGCAAAGCTTGGCGTTCTTTGGTGCGTAAGCCTTCTTGTACTCTAAAATCCACGCCTGTGATTTCAATCGCCCGCTTAACCACCTTGACAAGGTTGGGATTTACGCCTTTGAGACGGCTTAGACTTAACTCACTTAGGCTATAAGTTGGCTTGTTTTTGGGTGCAATATCCACCGCATTGTCCGTCAAGTTTAACAAGTGTTCGTTTCCGTCCACCGTTGGGTCGGTGGCGTGAATAACCGCCACATCTTTTTGTTCATCTTTGGTGCAAATACCCCGTGCGATGGCAAGCTCTACCGCTTTGACGGTCAATTTACCTGCGATACCGTCAATCTCGCCTGTGTATAACCCAGCGTCTTTAAGCCGAGTTTGTAACTGTCTTACATAGCTACTCATAATTTACTCCATAAAAAAGCCCCATTTAGGGGCGGTTAAATAATCATTTTAAAAACGCTCTAACCACGTTTTTAACTTCGATGATGATTTCAGATAATGTTTTTTCGTGCAATGTTAATTGTATTGAGCGATACACAATACCAAAAATCAACATGCCAAATACACTAAACATCATCAAAACAGCACTTTGAGCATAATAATTTAAATGCTCAAATTCCCAATAATCAATCGTCCACTCGCCTAAGAATAATCCTAAACCGATTGAGCATAAAAGTTTAATAATCACTTTACCATTTATTTTTAAATTAGCATTGTCGTTATCATCAATTTTAATATCACCGCTTAATACAAGTGCAATGATACCGCCCAATAATAAAGCAAGTAATTTAATTAAAAATGGCATATTTTCTAAAAGATTTTGTGGCATATTTGCTCCAATAAAAAAGCCCCAATGGGGCGGTTAGTTTACATCTTTTACACCCCAAACTCCCCTCGCTCCCCCTGCGGAGCTTGCCCTGTGATTTCGTGGGTCTGTCGGTCATAATAGACCATATCGCCCACCTCTGCTTGTCCGCTTAGCACCACAAACACCCCACCGAGTGTCTGCCCGACCACCACGCCTTGCCCCTTTTGGCCTGTGATTTGTGCCACGCCTTTGGGTGTGGCAAAGAGCTTGTTAAATGTTTGATATAAATTCATTTTTTTGCCTTTGAATTATTGACTTTTTAGAGCATTAATGTATAATATAATTGGGGATTAATATCCCATATATCTATCTAGCCCCACCACCTGCCACACGCTCGGCACACCGTCCTCTACTTTGACTTGTACGTCCACGCTGACCACCACTGCCTTATATCCGCCCTCATCATTGATTTGCCAGATATCGCCTAGCGTGGCAAGGGGCAAGCCGTATTTGTCCGCCCAGCGTGTTGTGATTGTCATGTCCATGTGCGTGCCTGACTCTGATAGTATTTGCACGCCCTTAGCGATAGTAGCAATCTGGTCGGTAAATAGCTCATCGGATTGTATTGGGGCTTCTTTTGTGCGTGCCGACTGTTTGCGATAGACATTATCCAAGCGTGCGGTGCTGGTCAGCCAAACGTTGTCATAAGCAGGGCTTACCCGTTGTTGCTCGCTGATTTGGCGAATGGGGTCAAGACCCAAGATAAGATTAGGCTCTGCCGTGGCAAGCTTCCAAGCAGGGACTTTATGACGAGGCTTGATGATAAGCTGTGGCTCGCTGACATGGCTTGATACAAACGCCCCGCACGCATGAGCGACATCGGAGAGTATTACAATCGGTGTCTTATCGGTGCTATATACCCCTGCACCGATGAGCCAATCAGGGGCTTGATAGTCTGCCGTCATGCCTGTATTTGCCAATGCTTGCTGACAGAGCTGACTGGCAAATAAGGCTTGATTTAATCCACCGTCTTTGTTAGTCGCATAATCTGATGACAAACGAGCCGTCACACTACGCCCTGATAAGCTGTAACCATGATTGACAAACGAGCGGTTTTTGCTAAGCTCCTCGCCCATGATGACAAAGCGGTGATTGTTAATGACCACGCTAATCATCGGCTCATTACCATGGCTACCCAGTTTATCCTTGATTTTGGCAAAGTCTTTGGTGGGTATCTCAATGCGTCCTTGCCAACAAAAGCTGTCCATGTCCGTCTTTATGCTAAATGACAAAGGATTGACATGAATACCGCCAATGGTGGCGGTGATGGTATTATGCACGATATAACTCCTAAGATTGGGGGTGCTGGCAGGGGGCATCTCATGCCAACAAACCATGGCAAGCGGTAGAGCATCTGCTGTGTGTTGCCCTCGCTTGCGTCTTAATGCTAACGGCAGACGGTCGGACGGCGGTCTGATACTACAATACGATATCGGTTTATCAGGCTCTGGCTCTGGTATCGGATAATAACGACAAGGCACAGGCACGCTGTGCGTGATGGTGTGCGTGCTAGGGTGAGCAATTGGCGTACTGTTGCCCTGGTGCGTGTTATCACCAAATAGTCCCGTCACATCTGATAATCTGCCCTGCGTACAGCCCTGCAAATAGCCCTTAGCCCCATATTTGACAAGATTACAACTGTACAGCCCCACACCATTGCCCACACTTATCGTATCAGCATAAGCAAGGGTTATCAGCCCCTGCCATGTGTGCCGATAAATACCACTGATAAGACATGGCGTATCAACATAAGCCTCCACGCCATCAGCAACAGGCACAAAATGACGAACAGCCATGTTATGTCCGCTTGCCACACCCAGCACATTGCCCCATGACAGATGCCATGCCCACCACGCCTCATGCCCCCTTATGCTCACCTGCCCACCCACCGCTACGCCCACCGCCTGTGAGGTTGTGCCATTGTGGGTCATGACAGTAGGGTTTTTTCTTTTGGTGGTGGGTGTAGGCTGGTCAATGGGTTTGATTGGGGCGATAACAACATCCAGCGTGCCTAACTTACGATTTAGGGTAAGCGGTAAGCGGTCAGACGGTGGTCTGTCGCTCATCCGCCGTGTCAGTGGCAAGGGCAGTTTGTCAGAGGTTATGTCTGCCATGACTGCCACAGCTCCATTTGCTCATCTATCGTCTTATCATCTTTGGGGGTCACATAGTCCCACACCGCAGGCTCATATCGCTCAATACCGTCAGACGGGGGCAAGTCTCGTGCCATGATGAGATACTGCTCGTTTGGGTTGAGGTTGGGTATCAGATAATGCCCGTTATCGAGACTGTAATAGCGAGCTATTGGCGTTAATTCCATGTTGAATAAGACAATCTCACGCCGTGCGGGGACGCCGCCTACTGTTACAATACCGTCATTATCCCCTGCGATGTAGCCCACATTAGGTAGGGCAAGAGCCACATCTGCTTTGCTGTGTACTTGCATTTAGTACTCCCAGTAGTCCAAGTATATCATCACCCCAAAGCTATAATTGGCTTGGGAATAACTAGTTGTGCCATTGACCACATATATATACAACACAGGTCTGCCTTGATATTCGGTTATCTGAATATCCGTTGGCAAAGTCAGGCTGTTTTGTATCAGTAAGGCGGGCTGAGAGCCGAGCAACGCGCCATCCTGCCGCCAAAAGACATCAGAGACTAGGCTGACGAAGAAGTCTTTTTTGAGCGAGTTTGCTAAGTCATAGCCATTGGATAAGATACGGGCGTTGGTATAGTTGCCAATTTTAAGACTACCTAAAAAGCTGTTATTGTTAGAACTTGATAAGTTCCCGACGTTTAACTGCACAAAGTTAATATTATTATCATTAATCGCTGATTTAATGAGACCTAAATACCCCACTTGGCTCATGCCATTTGTGGTAATGACAAAATACACACCGAGTGCACAAACTATACCAACCGAACTTAAAAACTACCACACAACCACATAAAATAAAAGAACAACTTATCAATACAATCCAACCTCCAATCTTGTCTTAATCCTTTAATCCAACTCCAAACTTGTTCAATGGGATTTAAATCAGGTGAGTAAGGCGGTAGCCAAAGAATGGTGTGATTGTGCTTTTGCATCAACTCTTGTATGTCTTGTCTTTTATGGAAGGTGGCATTGTCCATCACAATGACACTGTTTGGTGGTAGTTCTGGTAGTAGCACTTGTTCTACCCAAGAGTAAAATACTTGACTGTTAATACTGCATTCATACAAACCCACAGCAAACAGCTTGTTGTTATAGATTGCCCCAATGGCGTTGGTTTGATTTTTGGCTTGCCAGTTATAGGTTCCATAACATCTTTGACTTTGATGAGCATAAGCATAAGGGCGATGGGTGTTACCTCTAAAACCACTCTCATCAAGATAAACAATGGGACGATTGTCTTGTTTGTATTGTTCAAGTTGTTTGACAAACTGTTGTCTTAGTTCAATATTGGCATTAGGATGCTTTAATCGCTTTTTTTACGAGTAAGTTTTAGGCGTTTTAATGCCTTGGCAATCGCCCTATCTGTGCAATTAAAACGGGTGGCTCGCTCTCTTTGATAAGCATCAGGGTAGTCAAGAACATCTTGGCGTAGTTTTTCCAAGTCTATCTTAGAAGTATAAGAAGTACGCACCTTTCTGTCTGGGTTTGCTTTCCAGTTTAAAATGGTGCGGGTGCTGATATTGTACTCTTCGGCAAGCTGTCGGTAGGTTTTACCACAATTTAGTTGCCTTAGTACTTGTTGTCTAAAATCATCTGAGTATGCCATAGGGGTATTGTAGCATATTTTGGGTTCGGTTGGTATAACATTGTCCAGCTTGGATATCTGGCGTTTACTTTTGGTGTGGTGCTAGCCCATTGCGATACCTTATTTGTGCCATTATAATAATAAGGCTTGTAATAAGAACTGTCCTCCTCCACGCCGATTTTACTCATCATGATATTTGGACTGATAAAATCACACGAATGGTCGGTTTCGTTGTCAAGCATAAATCCTGCCCCTGCCTTATTACCGTAGCCTGTTACCAGACAGGCTTTCCACACGCTTTTATAGTCGCCCATCACTCCTGTCAGCTGTGGGGCTTGTGGGTCGGTGGATTGATAAATTTTAGGGGTCAGGCTAATAGGGTTTAGATAGCTCATAAAATATCCTTTCAAGATTGTTTAAACTTCGGTCGTATCGCCAAACAACACCTGTGTATAACCGTCCGAGCCTTTGGGATTGTCTGCTGACGGTTGCACCGCACAGATGACCCACACAGGCATGAGTGTCCCCCATGTATTAAACCGTACCACCTCTTGCACACTCCATGGGGTATCAGCCCCAAAGGCTTCACGAGGTATGGTAAAGTAGGGCTTTTTGGTGGCTGGGTTGATGGGGGCTAAGTCTTGTAAGGTGTCGGTTTTTAGCACAAAGCCGAGTGTTTGCCCGTACAGCTCAAACTGTGAGCTACTGGTAAACTTAATCAACCATTTCTCGTCGATTGCCCCATCATCGGTTAAGACAATGGGATAATCTTTGACATTTAAGCGGTTTAACGGCTCATCGCCAATGCGAGTGTCTTGCCAGATGTTTGTCCAGTTACGCTGAGTAAACGGCACGCTCGCTCGCACTTGTAGATTACCCCCAATGAGCACACTAGCGACATAGGTATCTTCTAGCGGATAATCCCGTTTGATCGGAAATATCAAGGTCAGCGTGCCGTCAATGTCCACGCCATGTATGCGGTTTTTCTCCTCCCATGTGCAAGTGGCAAATAAGGGCAAGGCATAATCGGACAAATCCAGTGGACTTGTCCATGTGATACTGCCCGCCTCCAAGTCATAATCCCACAGCTCGGCATTAACCGCCTTGCCTGTACTGTCAGTAATACACAGGCGGTCTAGGTCGGTGCGGTCAAGTTGTATCGTTTGACCTGCCTGATGAGCCGAACCGAGTGCTTGTTTTAAGCTGTTGGTAATGAGTATGGTATCGCCCCGGCGAAATATCGGCACACGCCCGTCTTGGGGCAGTCGCACGGTGTCAATGCGAATGGTGGTACTATCGACAGGCAGGTAAGAATAAGCGACCGTGCTGTATGTGATTGAGCTACTAAACACATGAGTGGGTTTAAAGATTTTCCCATCGACCACCGCATCGGCATTGTACCAGTCCTCACCCTCATTGCCCGCCACCGCTACCCATTTACCAAACTTAACCGATGCCAAGCCATATTCAACATCGACAAGACCAGAGATGTACTCGCCCTCAAATTCACCCTTTGCGTTTGCGGTGGCAGAGATTTTTTTGCCATCTAGCGTGGTCGCAGAGATGGTCAGTGAGGCAGGACGAATGGGAGCAGAGGGCGTGATAAAGCTTATGCCATCGGTGCGAGGGGCATTGACGCTGGTTGTCAAAGATTGCACCATCACCGCCCCGATGGGGTCAGAGAGTATCAGCTCGCCTGTACTATAATCAATGCTCCCTACTTTGTCCGCCCCACCTGTGGCGGTGTTTAGGCTCGTATAAATCCCCCCATCTTTGTCAAAATAGCTTTTGCCGTTCATGGTAAACCTGAGCGAATTAGGCACAATCAGCTCCCCTGCACCAACAGTAAAGACAAGCGAGGTGCCCACCGCCACACTCTCACTTTTGGCACTGGCAGGGTGTGTGTCATAAAAGCTGGCTGTGATGACAGCATTGGAGGCAAGGGTTGCCCCTGCTGGCACATAATCAAAGCCTGCAAAACTGGTGCGGTAGATGTCTTGATAAGTTTTTGCTCCCCAACTCACCTCCAAGCCAACGAATTTGGTGGCGGTCTGTGAGTGTACCTGCTCGCCGATTTTTGTTTTTTGGTAGCGGGCTTTGGGGATGGAGACGGTAGTGTCAGGGTTAAATGTTGCCACACCACCTGCCACCGTGCCAAATTGTTTGCCCGTGTTGTCCACAAGATTGCCCTTGCCATCATCATACAGCGTGGCAAATAGCGTCCCCGCCCCATGCGTACCGTGTGAGCCTCCCCCTGTGCTGGTGGTATTTCCGCCTTTTCGCCCAGTGGCGGTAATGACCGCCCCCAGTGCAATCTCATCATAGCCCTCCACCGTTAAAGGGTAAGTGATGACCAGCGACCCTGCGACAAAATCCCCTACTGTCAGATTAATCTTGCCCTGCAAGTCTCGCACAGGGGTTGGGTGGTTTTGGCTCACTTTATCGCCCGTGTTATAACCGACTGTCACACCACTGATGGCTTTGTCAAGCAACAACACGCCATCACGATACTGCCCCGTCACATCGCCACTGATGACCCCTTGGGCATTGACTGTGGCACGACCGCCCGCCCATGACAGCGTGATGGACGATGGGTCAGGCGTGGTGGGCAGGCTGATAACACTTTTGACCACTGGCACAAGGTTGGCTCGTTTGATAAATGTCGCAGATGACCCCCAATAAATCACGATTGCCGAGCCGATGTCGGGCAGTTCACGGCAGGTGATGGACAGCGTGCCTGTCTGCGGATTTAGACTGATAGAACCATGCGTTTGCTCGCCTTGGGTCAGCTTGTACCATTTGCCCTGTGAGCGGTATTGCACCATAACTGTGCTTGGCGTGGGCAGATTAACAATGTAGTTATAAGACTGTGTATTCTCACTGACAAGGATTTTAGCGGTGTCTGAGACGACATCAGCAACACTGGCTGGGGTAAAACTTACCACACGCACATACATACTGTTTAGACTGATAAGTCCAGCAGTATAATCCACCACGCCCACCGCTTGCCCACTTTGCATTAGCGTGCCATCGACATCAGTGATGTTATCGCCATTTGTGCTGATAACTAGGGTGTTTGGCAAGATAGGCGAGCCTGTATATAAGCTGTTTTGGGTGCTGTTAATGCTAAGTGTCAAACTCTCGCTACTGCCATCAAATAGCACGGCACTCACGCCAGAGGCACTCAAATCACTAAGTAGGGTCTCACTTTGGGTAGTAGGCACCAGTTTTTCCATGAGTGATGGCACTTGCACCGTCATCATGTTTGCTTTGATGGCTTTGACGATGGGTTTTACGCCATAATATTGCCCTGCGTCCGCCACATGAGTTTCACGGATTTTACAAGGGGCATCGGTATGACCCTGCACAGGATATTCCACGCCCACAAAGCTGTGTTCTAAGGGCTGACTGATTTCCATTTTGACGACCGTTTTGGCAAAGGTTTTTTCACCCGCATAAAAAGTGCGTTCTTCGCTCGACACGCTGATGACTTTGATGTATTGCTCCGCTTGCTCATAGCCTTTTTTGTCTTGTCTTAGGCAATAGACATCACCCACCAAAGGCAATGGCTCACCCACGCTTTGATAAGCCTGCACAATACGGCTATTCTTAGACTGCGTGGACATCAAAGTCATGCGAGACTCAATCGTTGCCACGCTGTACGCCTCCACCGCTTTGACCATCTCGCCTCGCACCTCACCAAATTTGCCTGCACGGGTCAAGAGATACGACACGCTAGGGTCTTTGGGTGGTTTGGTGATGGCGGTGTATGCTCCCAAAAGCGGTTCGTCATCGGCACGCTGTACGCCTGCATACACAAGGCGGGTCATCATGCCACCATTAATGCGTTGGATTGAGGAAATGGGGTCAAACAGCTCATTATCCGCCCCTGTCAGTGGCGTGCCCAGTGCCAAGCCACCGCCGTCATCGTTGTCGGTGAGGCGTTCAGAGGGGTAGATTTTTAAGTCGGATTTGTTGAGTTTGGTGCGTTTTGTCATGTTATTACCTTATAATAAAACCCCCATAAGGGGGCAGTTTAGTAAGCCTGTCGTTTAGATGCGTCCATGAGTTCTTTGGCAAACTCTTGTTTGGCTTCACGTTTTGACTGCTCTCTGACTGCTTCAAGCCGAGCGTTCCAACCGTTTGCTACATCTTGGGCGGTCAGATTGCCAGTATTGCTACTACTGCCCTCTTGCCATGCTTTGATACTTTGCTCGGTGGATTTGGCGGTGGCTTGGCGGTTTTGCTCGTCATTGATTTGTTTTTGCAAAGATAGGGCTTTTTGATAATGAGCGATTTCATCTACATTGCCCCGTGCCACCGCCTCTGCCATTTTTGCTTGTAGGTCGGCAAGTTTTTGGGCTTGCTTGATACGCTGGCTGTCCATCTCCCGTCCCTGCAAACTGGCAAGCTCAGCATCTAAATCTTGCATGGTGGTTTTGGCGGTATCTGCTAGGCTGTTCATTTGCTTTTGGGCTTGTTTGATTTGCTCTTGTAGATTATTTAGCTTGGCTTTGTCCAACTTGACAATGCCCTCAATGCTAAATGATGTGGCACGAGCAAGGGCATTTTGGGCTTTTTGTAGGTCTGCCATGCTTACCGCTTGACCCGATAAACTGTCGGTGGCATCATCAACCGCTTTATCCATCGCCTTAAAGCCATCGACTTGTTTTTTGACGATGTTATCCAGTTTTGTCATCTCAGAGAAGAATTGCGACCATGACCCCACCGTTTTTTTGCTCTTATCCATGATTGCAGCAAAGGCGTTATTAGCATCCTGAGCTGACACCCCAAACTCAGATAATGCGGTCATCTGTGAGCGTATGCCTCCAACTATTTGCTCTACATATGCCGCGGCACTTGCAGATGATGAAACCAGACTCTCTGCTGTTTTGTCCATCTCACCATTTAGGCGTTTGAGTTCATTAACGCCTTTATCTACCCCCTGTGCGACATCATCGCCAATGTTTTTGGCACTCTTTGCTACTTGCTTGGCACGGTCTGATGTCTCATCTAGGGCTTGACTTAGCCCCAATGCCGACTGCTGACTGTCAAGCCACGCCTGCTGTGTGGCATTACCACTTGTCTCAATGCTTTTTTGCACTTTTTGTAGGGCTTCTTGCAACTGCTCGCTACTGGCTTGACCGCTATTTTTAACCAATTCAAACATTTGTATTTGCTTTTGGGCGGTTGCTTCGGCTTCGGCTTGGCTGATAATACCAAGCTCTTTAAACGCTCGGGCGGTCTCGTCAAGCAAGGCAGGGGTTTTGTTTAGCTTGTCATTGATGGCATCTAGCCCACTTTCCACCTGCTCGGTGGATAATTTGCCATCTCGCCCGAATTCAACGTACAGTTGGCGGACGGTGTCAATCTCTTTTTGGCTTTTTGCCCCTTCAAGCAGTTTGTCAAGGCTTGCCAAAATCAGACTGCCTGCGTCCATACCTGCCTGTTTTAGCTCGTTGTAACCGTCTGCCACTTGGCGGACTTGCTCGGCATTGGCAGAAAAAGCAGAGTTAATCTCATTGAGTGCCAATTTGACATCAACGCCTAGTCCTTTGGCGGCGTTTAGGGCAGAGTCTTTTAGCGACAGCCCCACCTGCTCGCTACTTTTTGCCACGTCATTTAGGGCGGTAACGCTAACCTTACCAGCTTCTGAGATTGCCACGGCAAAGCCTTGGGCGGACAGTTCAGCCTTTAACTGCTCGTCCGCTATGCCTTTGTTGGCTTTGATGGCACTTTCGGCATACGCCAGCACCGCATCATGCTTTTTCTTTTCAAGGTCTTGGCGTGTCTTAGTGCTTGCCTGCTCGGCACTATCAAGCTCAGCTAGTGCGTTTAAATGGTGCTGTACACGCTCATCATCATTTGCTTGTCTGGCAAGTTTTAATCCCTCTTCAAGCGTTTGGCGTTCGGCAAAAAAGTTACGCTCCTTTAAAAAAAACTCTTGCCACGCCTGCGTTTTGTCTGCTAAGGTTTGTTTGTGGTCTGCGACACTTTCGGCATTGCGTTGTTGTTCGGTTTTGTTAATCTCATCAATCGCTTGCACCACTTTTGATTGAAAATTTAACGCCAACTCATTGGCACGACCCATTGATTTTTCAGCGGCTGCAAACAAACGGTCAGCCGCCAATTCAGACTGTTTGGCAAGGTCTTCAAATCCCAAAAACTCGGCAACTTTGGCTCTTAGTGTTGACATACCGCCTGCCAAAAATTGCAGACTACCCACCAACAAATTAAAAGCAATGCTTACCCCCGTTGCACCGTCTGACAATAACCCCAAACTCAATTGTAAGGCGTGTAGTCCTGCATCCAAACTACTGACTTCTTTTTGCCCGTCTGTAAAGGCAGTAAACATGGGTGTAACGCTATCAAGCACCGATTTAAACGCACTCCAAGCCGTCTCACCCATATCGCCAATGGATTTTGCTAGGTCTTTAACGGTATCATAAGCAAGCGATAGCGTGCGTTTTAGCTCATCAATGGTGCTGTCATCAATCTGTGATAGTTTGTCGCTAAACCAGGTAATGCCTTCGCCAACATCGTTAAAGACGTTTTTTAGCCATGCTAAATTATCGCCTATCGTTTGCAAGGCTTTGACAACAACAGCACTTGCCCCGCTTTCGGTGTTAAACTCGCCCACCACGATTTGCCATTGCGTTTTAATATTTTGCATGGCTTGACCGATTGTGGTCGGAAATTTGGCAAACTTCTCTTCAATCGCCCCTGCTTGTTGTTGCAGGGCGTTTACCACCACCTGAGCGGACAGCTTGCCCTCACCTGCCATAGTGCGAAGCTCGCCCGTGGTTACGTTTAGCGAATTGGCAAGGGCGGTCATAATCTCAGGGGACTGCTCGGCGATTGAGTTAAACTCATCGCCACGGAGTACCCCACTTGCCAAAGCTTGCGATAGCTGGGTAATGCTTGCTTCGGCGGCAGCGGCAGAACCACCGCTTAGACTAATGGCTTGCTGGATTGTTTTGGTCAAATCAAGGCTTTGTTGCTGTGTCAGCCCCATTTGCTTGCCTGTTTCGTGAATTTTCGCAAATAATTGAGCCGTGGCGGTCAAATCAGCATTGGTGGCAAGGGCGATTTGTTGCACGCCTGCCATTGCCTCTTGCACATTGCCCGTCTCGCCAACAGCAACGGCAATCCTTGCCGATAGCGTGCTATAAGCATCCGCAGTCTCGGCAAGCTCTTTGACACCCAAGCCAATACCCAACGCCGCCAACGCCCCTGATAGTTTGTCAATGCCTGTACGGGCGGTATTTGTTACCGAGCCAAGCTGTTCGGTAGCCTGTTTTGTTTTTTGTAATTTTTCTTGTGCTGTACCTGCATTTTTGCCAAGTTTTTGCATCTGGGTGCCTGTGTCTGACAACTCACGGTCTAATTTGTGAGAATTACCGACAACCTCTGTCATTGATGTACCAAGGCTTTCAAAATACTCACGTAAACGGCGTACCTGTTGCCCTTGTTCACGTGTATTTAAATTATCAAAAGAGTTGGCAAGCTGTTCATAACGTTGTCGTAAATTGGTAACCGAACCCCCAGCCTGCTCAATTGTATTGATTAGCTCATTGATATTGTGTAGCCCTTGACGACCCGTGCCAATATTAGCCACCGCCTGTGCAAATGTTTTGGTTGTTTGGGCGGTCTGATTTAGCCCCTCCTTTAACTGCTTAATCTCTTGTTCAGCGGTCTCAATGCCCTTAGTGTCGCTCTTAAACGCAATGTCGTAACTTAAATCTGCCATAAAAACTCCAATAAAAAAACCGCCCCAATTGGAGCGGTTTTGTAAAAAAACCAATTATTTAAACTCGTTTGCCATCTCGTCAAAGTCACAGTAATGCGTGTCTGACAGATACTCGGCAATGTCAAGCAAGGTTTCGCTATACGCCCCATTTTTCTTGGCAAGGGTGATGAGCGTACTTACCCAATGCAAGTTTTCACGGGCAAGAGAGGCAATGTCGTGTTTACTCATGTGGTCGTAGCTCATTTTGCACCTCCAAACTCAACAAATGGCAAAAATGGTTGGGCTTTGGCGAGTAAATCCGACAGCTTGCCCTTTAAGGTTGGCTTAGTCTGCTTGCCATGTATTGCCAAGTATCGCCCTGCTTCTGATAAGTTACCGTCAATATTTTTGAGCAAAATAGACGTTTGGGTGATTTGTGCGGTGAGCGATTGGGCAGATTGTAGGGCTTGCTTTTCACATTGGATAAAGTAACGGCGGATTTCACGACCTTTGGTATTTTTCTCAACCATTGCAAGCTCTTTTGCCATATCTAGGGTGATGTGGTATTGAACGCTTTTTCTACCAGTTTTGGGTTTTACTAAATTTTCAGTAAAACTAACGTAGTCTTGGTTTTTGACAAAGCCATATTCAGAAATACGACTTTTAATCCAATCGTTAAAGCGAGTTTGCACACCCAAAAATTTATGCAAATCACGAGCATTGCACAACATTTCAGCAGATTGGTTAATTTCGCCATTAAAGACGGTTACAAATTGCCCTTGATTTTCAAGGGGCTTTTGTGGTACATTAGTCATTAGACATCTCCATAACGGTTGTGTTTAAAGCAGACATTTCATCTTGGCGGACGGTGTCTGCTTTTTCGTTTAGTAAGTTTTCTTGCATTAAGGCAAGTTTGAGATAGTGAACAAACTGACCACGAATAGAACGATGTTCAATCTTGGCTTGGCGTTTTACAATCGCTGTAAGTTCATCATCAAAAGAACAGGTGTACATAATAGCTCCTATTTTTGCCCTTAACTTAGTAAGTTTTACTAAGTTTTAGTATTTTAAAACTTATTAAAACTATTGTCAAGGGGTTTTTATGTCCAAAAATTTTGCCCAAGCACTCAAGCACCATCGCTCAAACAAGCAACTTAGCCAAAGCGAGCTTGCTGGTCGTGTTGGTCTGTCCCAAAAACAAATATCCGACTATGAGCTTGGCAACTCAAAGCCACGCCAAGCCACACTTATCAAGATTTTGCAAGTGTTGGGGTTAAATGAACACGAATTTTTCAACACCCCCCACATAATGTTGTCTTCTTGGGGTGACAGAGATGATGATTTGGTTGAATATATTGGTAATGACGGTAAAAAAATAATTTTGCCACACCACCATCAACGCAACCCCAAAAATACGATTGTTTACACATATTATGGCGATTCAATGTTTCCTACGTTAAGAGATGGGGATTTGTTGCTTGTTAATACTCTGTCTCCCTTATTCTATGGGGATTTGTATTTGGTAGAAATACATGGCATTGAATCTGTTTGTCGCATATATCCTGCCGATGATGGCAAATTGTTGTTTAAAAAAGACAATCCACTCTACCACGATTTCACAATGAACACATCAGAAGTAAAAATCTTGGGCAGGGTGGATTTTCGACAAGGGTTTTTATAACACTAAACGGTCATAAGACCGTTTTTTTATAACGATTTCACGCATTTTTTCCGTCTTTGGGATTTTTGCTTACTAAAAAACCCACTCATTGAGTGGGTTTTTTAGATACTATAATAATTAGTTGTCATAGCCACATTGTGAACAAGAACCTTTTCTTCCGCCACCAATATCTGCTGTCATTGCCTTACCAAACAATGCAAGCGGTAAGGTAATAAACCCGATACCGACAAACAATAGGCAAATGTGCATAACCCAGTTGATTTTTCTGGTTTCTTTGTAGTGCAATGTTTTTTTGTTGCAATTCTCACACCATGCAAGTGTTTGTTCTATCTGTTTAGCCATGTCTGTTGCCCTTTTGTGAATGAATGTTAATATTATAAACAATTCACAATAGAATGCAACCCCCTAAACCGTAAAAAACTTAAGCACCACCCTAAAATAATCATCAAGATTGGGGCTGTTAAACTCTTTTAGCGGTGTTGCCTCAATCGGTGTTTGGCTATGGTCAAACATCACACTCACTTTTTTGGTCTGTCCGTCCGCTTCATATTCCATGATAAACGTGGTTTCAATCAGATTTGCCCATTCGTGTAGCTCATTGACCACTTGACGAGTAATCACGCCCATGTCATCTTGTGATTGCAGGGTTAAAGGCTTTCCTGCCTTTCTGGTGCCTTGTTGCACGTCCAACGCCCCTGTGAGCGTGTAGTCTGTCTTTGATACCACCGCTGACCAGTTTAGGTCATCAATGGGGTATAAATCGTAAGGCAATTCAATGGTTTGCCCTGTTTTTTCGTTGATAAGTCTCATGTTACCACCATTTGATTGCGTTGATAAATCCGCCCAATACAAAAATGGTTAGACACACCACGAGCCAATTTATCAAAAATCTCACTTTTGGCGAATTTTCGTATTTTTCTAACATACCAGCCACCATTGCAATAATTTCAGACATTTGTTATAATAACCTCATTCGATTTGCTAAGATTGAAAATAAAACCCCAAACCGCCACAGTTTGGGGTTTTTGCTTGTTTAGTCTAGGTACACGATACGACCAAGTCCGCCAAGTTTAGCATCCTCTTGTTTTTTGGTGTCAGCAAGGCACGAACCATTGATTTGTAGCTCGCCCAGCTCCTCATTAATAAAACCCATGTTACCATTGGCTGATGGCTTAAATCGCCACAATTCCACCGCCATTTTTTTGTTGTCAATGCTATTGACACCTTCAAATAAAAAGTAGTATTCAGCATTGGCGGGCAAACTGAAAATCACGCTAGACTTCATCGCCCCTTCGGTGAAAGTGGCTTTGACAGGTTGGGCAATGTCATCTAATGACAAGACGGTCAAGACACCAAATTTCTCATCAAGCGTATAATGCTTGCCTTTTTCTAATGGCTTACTGTTATCGTCTTTTAGACTGACTTCAGACAGATTAAAGCCATCCAGTTTAACCTTATCGCCCACTTTGAGTGTGGCAAGTGGTGTGTCGCTGACCGTTCTGCCTTCTAGCTCAGTAACTTCGGCTTGGAATGCCAACGCCACATCGTTCTTGGTTTGCTCATTCATGGTCATCTCAACCGTCACCCCTTTACCCTTTTCAATTTCCAGCACATCTTGGCGTTTGCCCGTCTTGCTTTCTTTGATTTTGGTGGTCTCGGTGCTAATACCGATATTTAGGGCGGTTAGGTTGCCAAGCTCAGTAAGTGCTGTTGCTTTGCCATCAATCAAGCGGGCAAGATTCGCCTTGCCTTGCAAGGATAAAAATTCATAAGCCATATAAGCTCCTATAAATGAAAAACCGCCCAAAAGGCGGTTTAATGATTAAAAAAATTTAAACAAACATCTGTATCTCAAACAAAAACGGAAAATAGCCAAACCCACTACTACTGCCGACATTCACAGGGCAATCCACCCGCTTAAAATGCTTAAACTTAGCAAGTTTAGGGTCAAAACCCTGCATGCACTTTAAAATCTGCAAAATAAACGGGTTGGCAAGCTCACGCAGGCTGTTGGTGTTGCCACCTTGTGCCATAGGGTCGGTGAGTTTTAGCACGATGAGCCATTGTTGGTATTGCACATTCAACGCCCCCTTTGCTGAGATTTCGCCCATTCTATCGCCGTAGTAGATGACCGAAACGGACGGTGTGGTGTTGCTGTTATCCAGCATATCATCGATGTCAAAGGGTGTATCAACTGCCAACAACCCCTCCACATTGTCTGTGAGGTGTGCAACCAAAACAGGCTCAACTTCAAAATAATTAATCATGCGACAAATGCCCCCGAAATAAATGCTGTTTTTTCCTCTTGCTCATCGCCCCCAAAATCTAATTTGACCTTGCCAGAGGCAACATCTTTAAGCCATGCCAAAATGTCATCATAATCTTGGCGGACGGTGGCGGTTGGTTTGTCTTTGTATAGATAGTACCGTGCCACCACCGCACACGCTCGCTCCACAGAGGCAGGAATGGACGGCAGGGGCAAACGGTAATTACTGGCGATATAGCCGTTTACAAATTGCACCGCATCATCAATGGCTTTATTCACCGCTTGTGGGTCTTTGATGTTTTTCTCTAACCGCTCAATCTCATACTCACCAAAGCGGTCATTTAAATCACTTCTTGTAATCATTTTTTCACCCGATAAGTTACGGACTGGCGAAGTTGCCCTGTATCAACCAGCGGTCTTGATGAGCCTTTTTGCTTAATGGTTTTTTGGCGATAACGGTGTAAAGGTTGCTGTAACCATAAAGTCTTGCACATCTTTTACCGCTTCTTGCCCGACATAATGCCAAGTTTGCGTGGCGGTCTTTCGCCCACGCACAATCGGCAAAAATGACCCACCTGCCAATTTTAGGTACTTGCCACGGTTCTTTTTTAGGGCAGGATAAACAAACATACGCTTTGGCGTGTGCCTTGTGCCGTGTTCGTGTATGCCTGCTAGATTGCCCATCGTAATAGGTCGCTTACCTGCATGTCGTTCATTGCCAAAATAGCCTACACGTACCCGAGCGGTGTAACCCCTGGCGGTAGTCATAATACGGCTAAGTAGCTTGGTGTCGCTTATCACAACAGATGTTGTAATCATGGGGATTCTGCCGTTTTGGGCTTAGGTTCGGCTTTTGGCTTAGGGGCGGTTTCGTCCACCTTGACCAGCTCGCCATTGGCTAACATGGCTTTACCAAAGCCACTATTTAGCAAAAACGCCTCATCACCATCAGACAAATCAACAGTCATACCTTTGATAAGGGCAATCCCTTCAATAGACACACGGTGATGTTCACCATCATATTGATATTTTGGCATAATCATCTCTCTTTTTAAGTTGTAAAAAAACCCAAAACCATGACGATTTTGGGTTTGGGTTATGGACTTGGGGTTATTTATTTTTTGACATCATAATAACGCATACTGTCAATGCGTTTTAGCCACACGCCTTGATACAGGTAACTGCCCGGGGTGTACAAGTCTAGGTCTTTGGCTTGCGTTGGCTGGAATTGTAGCTCCTGCGGAATACGCATTTCAAGACAACTTGGGTCTTTGCGATACGCCACGATACGGTCGGCTTTGGTATCGCCCACGCCATTGCCCCGTTTGTTTGAAACGATGTTCATGGTACGACCTTCAAGCACCGCCTCATTATTTTTCTTGACAAAATCAAGCACCGTCATAGGGTTATGCTCACTAAGCACACGGCTAGACAGCACACGAGAGACAGACGTTGGCAAAATAATGGTATCAATGTCAATACCCGTTTCGTCCGCCGTGTCCAATGCGTCATAAATCACGGTGTTAAAAAAGTCTAGGATTTGGGTGTGGTTGGCGGTAGCAAAATCAATGGTTTTAGCAGTTTTTGCTACGCCTGTTTGGTTATAAAAGCCTTTTAGTCCTGTTTCGGGTTCGCCAAGCCACGCAATATCACTCATGTGTTTTTCAAAGCCCAGTCGGGCGGCTGCGATTTTGTCAGCTTCAAGGCTAACCCCCATCGCCAACGCCGTTGCCACTTCCATGACGCTAAACTGATAGCCAATCGCCCCTGCCTTGATGTTTAAACTCACTTCGTCATAAATAACCTCAGCAAGCGGAATATCACCACCCGTGCCAGCAAATGCCTTGCCACGCCCTACGCCTTGCTTTCTTTGTAGTACATGAGAAGTGCCGACCACGCCACCAAAATTATTTTTAACAGGGATAAATTTGGCGTAACTCATTGCCTCCGTCATTTGTGGGGTCATGGCGTTGTAGCTTTCCACCTGCACAAATAGCTTTGCCAATGCGTCCAAATTGAACGCATCGCCCACTTTGGCTTGCATGACCCCTGCAATGGGGGCAAGGCGTAGTTTCATCTGTTGGATTTTATCCATTTTACACTCCCAAAATCTCAATGATTGTTAAATTTTTACTGCCAACGCTCGGCTGACCAAATCGCAAGCCTTTGAGCGGTGTGTCGGCTGTACTCAATTTGCCTTGTGCGTCTGCACCGACAACGGCGGTCAAATCAGTAACGGCGGTTTTGACCTCTGCCCAAATCTTACCCTTGACCATCACAGGGACAATATCGCCTTTTTGGTAAACTTCATCATTGCCGTTTTTACCTGTCTTGCCGATGTTGTGTAGCACCACCACCCCCACAAAGCCAGCGTTGGCATTTTGCACGGTGGTACAGCCTTTTTTATCAGCGGTGAGATAAATGGGTGAGCCGTCCTTGACAGGATAAGTTGGCTCAACCATCAAGGGCAAGCTCAGTACTTCTTCGGGGGCGGATTTGACCCGTTGCCCTGCTAATGCGATAGCGTCATCACCTTTTAAAGCTGGATTAAACACAATTACTCTCCTTTCCACATGGTTGATTTGTCAAATGTTTTTTCATCGGGCTTTTTATCGCCCACATTCATATCGGCAAGCAAGGTATCAGTTGCCACCGTTTGACGGTCAGCTGTTGCCACCAGTGCTTTAAAGGCGGTGTCAATGTCCGCTTGGCTTGCCGTCTTGACATCGCCCACAATGGCTTTGACCAATGCTTCATCTGCTTTTGCACTCACGATTTCACGTTTGATTTGTTCCACCGTTTTGCCGTCCGCCACGATTTGTGGATTTAAGGCTTTGGCATCGTCAAGGGTCTTGGCACGGTCAGCCACCAACTTTTCCACCTGCTCAGGTGTGATTTGATTGGCTTTTAGCGTGGCGTTTTCGTCAAGCAAGGCTTGCTTATCCGCCACCAGTTTATCAATCGTGGCTTGCATGGCTTTGTGTTCGCTCAAATTAAAGGCGGTATCACCAATGTTAATCTCGCCTTGTTGTAGGGCGGTCAATTCTGCCGTTTGATTGTTAATGGCTTGGGCAAGCGTGTTATCGCCCACGTCAAATTCAAGATTACCGATTTTTACTTTCATAAAATCCTCACGGTTAAAGTTTAGGTTAAAATTACTGTCGCCAATGTAGCAGTCCGACCCACAACGCCCCTCACGCACCACAGCGATGTGGTCGGCTTCCATGGCTTGCCACTTGCCGTGGTAGTTCTCGCCTGTGTCGGTTGTGCCGTTTGTCATGTCAAGGCTTGCCGAGTAGCCAAGCGATATTTGGCGGACGTTGTCATACTCAATCGCATCAATCGCCCAGTTGTCTTTGATAATCAAATCCGCCACCAAATACCCATTTTCTTCACGCACATTTTTGGCGGTGCCAATGACGTGTTGTCTATAATTGTTGGCGTTGATTTGATTGCCGTCTGGGTGGTGCATGGTAACGTCCGCCCCCATAAAGCCGTCAATGACCTGCTCACTAAACAGTACGTCAGCAGGGGTGTAGATATTGACAATGTCGGTAGGCGTAAAGCCGTCCAATTCGCCAATCTCGCCTGCGTAATACTGCTTAACCATAGGTTTTGCCAAAGTTACGCCTTGGCAAATCATAAACCCTTGTGGGGTTTTGATGCGTTTTGTGGGTTTTAGGTCAATAATTTGAAAAAGTTTCATCACCCATTTTCCAATAAAAAAACCCAAGTAAAAACTTGGGTTTGCCAATAAAAAAGCCCTGTATGACAGGGCTAAATCAATCATCTAAGCGAATGTCGGAAATTTTACCAGTGCCTATACGCAAAGTTGCCACAGTACCAGCCACCTTATTTAAATGCGGGTCATCTGGAAAGTAAACGCTAACCTCCTCTTCAAAGTATTGGTTGGATTTACTATCGCCAATATAAGAATGGTTAGGCTCGATAATTGATGTTAATTCAATCACGCCATTGCTATCTTGTTGCATAGAAACAACCTTACGAACTAAATTATTTTGTAGTAGTATTTCTTGCTCATCATAATAATTTAATTCAGTAATGTCAATTCCTTTTACACCACTTTTGACAAGAGTTTTGTGAATAACTGGAATATTACCATGCTTTACTGCTCCGATTGCAAACTGTTTTGCCAAATCAAGCTTGAGAGTGTTTGAATTGTAAGATTGTTCCACAAACTCAGGCGTACCCCCTTTATTGAGTGTTTTCTCAATTAAAGAAACCTGTTCCTGTGGCAATCCAACGCCACGAAATAGAACAATCGGTTCTTTTATCACAGCCCTTTCATCAGAAAACAGTTGTTTTATTAAACTTTCTGCTTTATCAGTTGCATTTTTCATCTCAAGGCGTTTATCATCTGCCAAAAAGGGGTTTTTGCGATATCTATCCACCAAATAACTACTGTCAATTGACCAGTGATGAATTGCCCACGCTGGCGGAATTTCTTTACCTTCGGCAATCAGGCGTTTCATCAGTCTTTCTGACTTTCTCAAACCCATAATACCACCCGTCCAACCTTTTGCACCATCTACTCCATGTGGCAAATCCAATCTCGTTAAATCGCCCATGTTATCAGTGATTAAACTTGATGAGTTTGCCAAAACAGATTTAATGGCGGATTGTTGTTGTTTTAGGATTTTATCAATTTGGGAATTTAAATCCGCACCGCCCTTAACAGCTTCCTGCTCCGCCATCACCTCCTCAGGCGATTTTCCGCCCAATAAATGCTCGGTATAAGGCTCTGCCACACAGCGACAACGTATCGCTTGCCCTGCGTGTCCGTCATCTGGTGGATTGTCCCATGCGATGAGTTTACCGTCCCTTAGGCGGTGGCTATGGCGTACACGCTCATCACGGCTTGTCCGCCAAGTGTAATGCGTAATGCCTAGCCGTTGTTGGCGGATTTGCGACAATCGGCTATTGATTTTGGCTAATTGGTCGGAAGCTATCAGCTCAGCACGGTTTCTGGTGATATTGTGGATTTTTTGTAATTCGTCTGCCAATGTCTTATTTAGCTCGCCATTTTGTAAGCCTGTCAGCACCGCCAGCTCTACCCTGTCTAGGTATTGCTTAGGGATTGACTTAATCAGGGCAACGTTTGCCCCAATCGCTTCATTGACTGCTTGCTCAATGTCTTCATCGTTCATTATCCCTGTCAAATCAATGCCTGTTTGCTTAAATAGCATATCAGACAACTGCCTATCGCTTGCCTTTTTTTGCTCGCCCACAATCTTTTTGGCGATTTGTTCGGCAAGGCTTGCCACCTTGTCTTTGATTTGCCTAGAAAAGTTGGCAAAAGCACTTGTAAAGCGGTCAAATAAGCCGTCCGCCACCGCCACGCCATCGCCAATGTGCGGTGTCATGATGACATTAAGCTCATCAAGGGTCGCCTTGTGCATTTCATCAATCAACCCATTTAGGGCGGTCAAATACAGCACTTCGGTTTTTTTTGACACAAAAATCGGACGGCTTTTGCCTTTACGACCTTTTTTATGGCGTGTCGCCTGTGTTAAAATCAGTTGCAATTGAGTCAGCATTTAACCGCTCCAAAAGTTTGATATGAGTGTCATCAATCACGGTGTAGGTCTTTTCTTCAACAAGCTGTTTGGCGATTTGGGACTCTGTGATAATCCCCAATTCAAGGTAAATCTTGTGGCGTTCGGCGTGGTTTTTTTCCACTTCTGACAAGGTTTTTTCGTCAATCTGCCAAAGCGGATTAAAGTGTAAATCAGCCGTCAGCCCCAAATACCCACACACAATATCCAATAAATCATCAAACAACGGCTTTAAATACAAACTCTGATAGCTTGCCACCATGTCATAATAATTTGCTGTGTCGTGTTCGCCCGTGGCGTTCATGCCAGCAGGGGACTGCCCAAACAAAATCGTATAAGGTATGTCGCACGCCCCTGCGGTCTGTATGGCAAATTCACGCATCAGCTCAGGCAATCCACCAAAACTGTATGCCTTGCTGTCATACTCTTCTTCTTTGTCAAGGACAAGCATACCGTTGTTTGACTTCATCATATTGACCAGAGAAAAACGCTTAAAGACGTTGTCGCTGTTCATCTCAATCTGTGTTGCCAAATCAGGCGTTCTTATCACATCAATCTTGCTTTCGTGGACAAGGCTTGACGCATTGTTATTCACCTTTGCAAAACGCAACAGCTCATCATAGACTTTTTGTAGCACCGACACCCCGTCTTGCCACTCAATGACGAGTACTCGGCTATGGTGTACCAAGCCTAGCGTATTTTGTAGATTGTGGATTTGATAAAATCTAGGTTTATCAAAAAACCCGCCTGCCTGTGAAGCAGGTAGATAGTCCGATGTTGGCGATAACTGCTTGACCGACAACGCTTTGATATAACTTAGCCCTTTGGCGGTGTTTAGTGGCTTGGTCAAATCATCGTTATCATGGCTAGCAAGTAAGATATACGCCTTACCATAAAGCCTTGCCCATGAGACTGCCTGTGCCAAATGCGTATCGGCTTTTAGCCGTTTTAGCTCGGCATTGAGTCGTGTCAATGATGACCCTGCTACCCCTGTAAAATAATAGCCCTTACGGAACATATCTTGGGTGGGGCGGTTGATAATCTTGCCCGCCACCCAGTCGGATTGATAGATATTATCAAGCTCATACACCGATTTTGGCACAAAAAAAGCAAACCTATCATGGCTTGCTTTGTCTTGGTTTGTACCCAGTTTTGATACCAAATTGACAAGGGTACTATCGGCAATTTGTAATAATTGTTTTAGCATTATTGCACCACATCAAAAACAGATTTACCACGCCCACGGATAAGCGGTTCTAACGCATAACGCAAGGCATCGGCATAATGGTTGTCCTTGTCATCGGGGATAGCAGTAATCTCGCCAAAGCGGTCTTTTTTAAAGCTATATGCCACAAGTTCAGCACGGCAACTGTCCGCTTGTGGGTGTATCACGATTTGGCGAAACCCTTGTAAGTAAGCGATACCGTCTTCAATAGACCCTTTCCACTTATGACAAGGCTTGATAAGTGGCACGCCTTCGCCCTTGACCTTGCTTATCGTCTCGGGGCGTGCGTTATCGGCACGACTGGTAAATGTCGCAATATTAGGGGCGGATTTTAATAGCCATTCGGCGGTGTCGTTAAGCTCAAGCCCCACTTTACTATTGGCGTGATAAATATACAGCACGTTGTCTTTGACATAGCACTCGACCACGGCGGTTGGGTCATTACTAAACCCCCAATCCACGCCAATCAACGGCTCGCCAAAAGTTTTATCAAGGCTAAACTCATAACTGACAATCTTTTTAGCTAAGATACTGGCATCGGATATTTGCAAAAACTCACCGTCCCAAATCCAGCGATACCGCCCCATGTCCCCCAATAAATCACGCCTGCGGACATTATCCAGCGACTTAGGAAACCACGGATTGTCCTGCCAACCGATTTTTATCACAAGTTTGCTGTCATGGGGCGATTTGACAAAAATTTGATAAGTAGGGTCATCTGCAAAACGTGGGTTAAACACCACATAAATGCGTGTGTTGCCATAACGGGGCGTGGGCAATAAAATATCCCAACTGCCCTGCGAGACGTTCTCAGCTTCGTCCACCAACACCACACGCAGACGATCAATAGATTTAATGGCGGTTACGTTGTGTTTTAACCCTGCAAAGATAAACCTTGCCCCTGTTTTTTTGTTGGTAATCTCATGCTTAAAAATCTCAAAATCCCCAAGCAAGCCCAGTCGCTCAATGGCACTGACCAGCATAGAAAAAATACTGTCATTGATAGATTTTTGCACTTCACGGCAACACAGTATCACACCGTCATCAATGTAGCTTTCTAATATGCCAAGGTTGGCAAGGGCTTGCGATTTTGCCCCACCACGTCCGCCATACATGACAATGGTATCATAAATAGCCTGTGATAGGTTGTCAAAGGCGGGCAATAGCTTAGTCGGTGTCTGTATCTGCATTTGGGGCAACCCCGACAATGTTAAAAATTGGCTTACTCATTGAGCCGTCCGATGAGATGTTATCCACGACTTTTTTGTCCGACCACGCCCCCACTTGAATGTGTCTGCCAAGCAATTCTAGGTTTTTGACTTTGTCGGGGAATTTGATTTTTTTAACAAATCCGCCTGTGGCGTTTTCTACAATCTCAAATGATGATAGATTTAACCGCCATTCTTTTGACCATTCGGAAATCGGCTTAAAATTGCCTGTTTCGTCCAAGATGTCGGCGATGTCCAATTGGTCAATCTGCACCAAACGATTTAAGACATAATCAGCGTTGATTTGAGTGCGGTTTTGGCGTTCGTTCATTGCTTGTTGGATGGCAGTCTGAACTGAAGTTTTCTGAAGTAGCTGATACCCCATTTGTTCTGCGGTTTTCTCGCTATACCCTGCACGAATACAGGCTTGCGTGGCGTTTAGGTCAATCAAATATTCATCAACAAATCGCTGTTGTTTTGGCGTAAGTTTCGCCATTGCTTACGCTCCTTTTAAAAATATATTTATTTAAAATTGCCAACTCTTTGGCAGATTGTTCGCTAATTAAGCGATGACATTCACGCATAAAATTTGACATACAATCAACCCATTAAAGGCGTTGGGCGTAACGGCTCGCTACACAATAACAGTCATTCGGACTTACCATCTTGCCCAACAAAAAAGCCACAACCGTTTAGATTGCAGCTTTTTTCAAGTATGCCATAATTATACCCCCTGCTGTCGCAAAAATCAAGGGTTTTTTTAACTATTTTTTTGGCTACGACGGCAAGCACAGATACCCTACACAGTCAAACCGTGTAGGGTGTTTTTTTAAGATTGTGGTTAGGCAGCCAATTCTAACAATTCTTTGCCAAAAAACGCAGGCAACCGCTCGGCTTTGGCTTGGCTGTAGTCGGTGGCTTTTTCTACCATTTCTAATAGGAAAAATTCCATCGGCTCATCATCGCCATATTTTAGCACATTACGGATAATCAGCCGTTCGGTGGCTTGCATTGCTCGGCTGTACTGCTCACTCATTCTAAAAATGCGTTCAAGCTCGCTAGCAATAATGGGCAAATGTTCACGGCTAAATTTCTGTGGGCTTTTGACCCCTGTTACCGCTCTTAACCTTGCCCAAATGGCAAATCCTGCGGATTTTTGCATTTTAAAGTTGTTTTCACACAGCCATACAAGGCGTTTTAGGTTTGTCCAGTCTTTGTCAGATAGCGTGTTGGATTGGGGCTTGCCAAGGCAGGGAATATGTTCGCCTTTGGTCATACGGTCAAAGGCACGGATAACCATCAAATGAAACTTGGCACTAATCCACATTGCATAAGCATAGACCAACTCACGGCAAACATAACTGCCTTGTTGTTTGCCTTTACCGACAACCGTATGATAGGCAATGGCGTTTTCGCTTTCTATTTCAGCAATGAGTTCTTGGGTTTGTTGGTTGCGTAGAAAGCGAAATGGCTTGTGTTTTTCTTCGCTACCACTGGCTTTATGCAAATCATTTAGAGAATACAAGCCATTAACTTGATTGATGATAAAGTCGGCTTGGGTAGGGATAGAGATAATTAAGTTCATTACGAACTCCTATGTTAACTTTCTGAAATTACCCTGTAAAGGGTGCTAGGGGGTTCAGAAGCCGAACATAGACGGCTGGGATTATTCGTGTATTGCTACCTTATTTCTCCGCCCCCCTAACATAATTTGCAATCCTAGAATTCTGGGAGTGAAACTTGAAAGGGCTTGTTTTGAATTTTAAGGACACCAAATTTGGTGTTCTTAAATTTTAGGCATAAAAAATCGCCTGTCTTTCGTGGGCGATTAACGCTATGTTGTTCGGTTCTGACACCTTGCATACATAATACAAAAAACCACTTGATAAGTCAAGCGGTTTTTTGGGTCAATCAAAATTTTTTATCAATTTTCCTTGTCCATTTGTGCTATGCGTTCCAAATATTTCTCGTATTGTTGTCTCACATAACCTGCAATGACTTCATACATCATTCTGTACTCGTCCATAGGTTCAGTTTCAACCATCATTTCTTCTGCCCGCTCTGGGTCGTGTTGGCTAAGTTTAACGACTTCATTGAGTTGGTTTAGATAAGTTAAATTATCCATAATATTATCGCCTTGTATATTCCAGAACGCCAATTCTGACATCGGATTGTGCCGATGTGGGTATATCATAGCCCATCATTCGCCCTTTGTCAAATAAAAAAATCCACCCAAAACGAGCGGATTTTTTAGATATATATATTGACAAATTATCTAAGTCAATATATAATATGTGCTATCTAGCAAGGGTTGCTAGGTAGGTGCTAGTGACTAGCACTAGCGGTAAACATAAGGAGTTGGACGATGACCACACTAGTCAAAATCATCGCCCTAATAATCCTGCTCTTAATCGCTACACCAGCGTATTAAACAGGTAACCCGAAAGTAGCGGCAACTACTGGGGGTTTGGTTAGGGGGCTAACCCTTAACCACTCCTTATCTTTATTATGCCATTTAATTTGAAAAAATCAAGGGGTATTTTATGACAATTAAGACATCAAAAGCTCAATTAAACGCCATCAAAAAAAATACCAACAAAGCCCTAGAAGATGTGCGAGTGCTACTAGGTCAATACGACACCGAAGCCTATGAAGCCCTACAAAAAATCAAAGCCCACCACAACGGCAACCGTGCAGGGGCGATAAAGCAAGCCATCATCGAGTATGCCAAACGCTTAGAACAAGGGGCTTGATTGGTACACTCTCCACACCCTGCCAAGGTCATTTAATCTTATTTATCCAAGCACTAATCGCATTGGAGGCAAAGACGGCAAGGGTGGTATTTTTTAGGTTGTCTGGCTGTTTTTTATCAATGAATATTTTTATACACAATGCGCTTTGCCTGCTCAAGCATTCTTGCCACCGCCGAATGATGCACAAACCGCTTCCTACTGTCGGTATCATCCATACCCACTTGATGCGGATATTCTAAGGGGGTTAAATACCGCCTTGATATTTGCCGATAGCTCCAGCCAAGTACATAATGGGCAAACAACACATTGTACAGCACCACATACTCACGGCGAAGCTTGCACACTGCTTTATCCACCGCTAGTGCTTCTTCGTCTGTGATGTTGGGCTCATTGTAGCTGCCATAGCTTACTGCGCCATTGGCACGCATAAAGGCAAGCAGGGGCGTGTTGTGCTTATCATAGCCGCTATGCCTTGACCATATGCCCCATTCACGGATTAAGTTTTTCATCGTCCACCCCATCAAACCACATCAAAAACATTAAACAACAAACAGCATGGGCAAGGTGCGGTAGTCCACTCTCGCCATCTACCATCTCGCCTGCCCACCACGCATTCAAATGCCTATGACAGGCGTTAAAATACCGCTCACGGGCGTTTGGCACGGTTTTCCAGTTATCCATCCCATACTTGTTCGCCCCAAATTCTAAGACCGCCACCACCTGCCACAAAGGGGTGGACGGTAGTAGGCTAAATCTTGGCTTTTGGCTGTCGTGTTTTTGTCCGCTCATCTCTCAACTCCAATTTTCTTAAATTCGCTAATAAACTCGTCCCACGCCATAACTGCCGCCTTGTCATTGATGACCACCGTTACCGTATCTGATTTTCGGTCATAATCAATCACTTTGGCAATATCGCCTTTGTCGTTTGTGTAGTAAGTCATTTTTTAATTACCCTTTTGCATTCATAAATTTTATTGCCAACAAAGAAACCACCCAACTTTTCGCATTCGTTGGCAATATAAAAATGGGCATATTGATAGCCAACAAAGAAACCAATAACCAAAAACAATAAACGAATCATCTCACCCACTCCAATTCCTGCGGTGTCGTAACCTTAAAGCCATTCGCCACCGCCCATAATTCAATCTTTGTCAAATACTCGGCAAATTGTTTGGTATTTGCCTTTGTTGTGCTGATATTTTTAATCACACTCATTGCGACATTTTCATAAAGCGTGTCATTGATTACACCCTTACACCGCTTAATGCTTTGTGCCATCTCGGCAAATTCGCCATCATCTCGTGCGTAAATACGAGCCAAAAATAAGCGTTTAAAAAACATATGCCACCATTCATCATCTTGCCCATTTTGGCTTTCTAGTTCGTGCAACCAGCTCCAATAAATGCGATTCTGTGCGTTACTTCGTGCCTTGTCGTCATCAATGCCAATCGTTACCACGACATTATGCGGTGTGTTTAGGTTGTCCGCTACGGCTTGATGAATCGCTTGAAAGCAGTTCTCGGCAACATCGGCATTGATAAGGCGGTAGGATTGATTTTTCATAAGAAAATTTGATATAGAATATGAAGTGAAGCAAGCATTAAGATAATAAGCACATTTGAAAAACCCAAAGTTACTTTTTCTGCTATTGTAAATTTTTTATAGACACTAAAATCCGCATAGCTAGGATTACATAAAATACATTTAATCATTAACCCAAAGTTTAAGATTAATAACATTTCAATATAATTCAAAATCGGCAAAGCAAATAACCCGCTCATATCTTGATAAACCAAATAAATCAAGTAGGCTTTAATTAAATAACAAACAATCCAAAAAATAATCATCATAACAAACACCTTTAAAATAAATTAAAATAAATTCTCAGTTGGGTTATCCTGCTCATTTAACACAGAATTAACAAACTCAAGTTTTCTCAAAAACCACGCCTTAGCCCGTTCACGGTTTCATCCTTGATAAGTGTCCAACTCTTGATGGCATTTTCGGCACAATGGAATAGTGTACTCATCATCGGACTTAGTCCCCATTCCCTTGCCAAATTCTGCCCAATTAGCGTGGCAAGGGTCGCTTGGTGGTGGGGCGTGGCATTGGACACAGGGCAGGGATTTTAGGCGGTCAAGTCGGTTCATTTTTTTTCATCCTTGTTGGCATAAGGCTCTAATAGTTGGCGTAATTTCATCCATTCATCCGCACTGGTTTCTACAATCTCGCCATTTTCAAAGCCTGTATTGCCATAATGCTCTACCAATTCATTTAAAGCCTTTTCCATATCAAACCCCATCGCATAGCCCACACCGACTGCCGAAATAATTTGATTGCAAAGATATAGCAACACTTCTGCATTTTCGCCCTTGGTAAAGTTTTGTGTATATTTCAACATAAAGGGAGTTAAATCTTTATATCTCTTGGCGTTGATAAGAACACCATTGCGACAACTATGACCCCTGGTGTCAATGCCAATAATAACCGTAAGCAGTTTGTAAAATTCTTGCAAATGGCAACCAATTTGAAAACAACCATCTGTCTCTGTAACAGTTGGCTTTGACTTTTTATGCAATTCTAAAATTTTCTCAATCATTTTTTTAATCTCACGTCTAAAATCATCTTGTTTTTTGGGTTTTTTGCTCATTTTGTAGCCTCCAAATACGCCTTAATCTCATCAATTGCCCCAGTTGCCCCATACGCCACCACCGCTTTGTAACCCTGTGCATTTAGGCGGTCAATCATCGCTTGTTGCAAATCCGATACTTTGCCTGCCTGTCGTGTTTTGCCGTCTTTTGTCCGACCTTTGGGACGTTTAAGCTCAATAAATAGCCCGTGATAGCCCCCGTGCGGGATAAATAAAAACAAATCAGGAAACCCTGCCTTTGTTCCCATTCGTCTAAAATTCGCCCCTTCTCGCCCACTTCTTGCCCCACCGTTGGGGCTGTGGTGCAGGTAGTCAGCAAGTTTGCCATCTGCCCATTTTTGCCATCTTGCCCATGTGATGATGGCTTTTTGTTCACTGTCTTCGCTCATGCCAACACATCCATTTTGTTTAATCCAAACAGGCTGTGCACAAACTCATCACTGGCTAATTGCTTGGACGGCTCGCTTGGGGCGTGGGTGATGGCAATGGGGGCGATGTACCGCTCGCATTTGACCTTGTTTACCACCAGTTCATGCACAATCATCTCGTAATGGTCTTTGAAGGCACTGTGGGCGGTTATCTCAATTTTTGCGTTGTATTTCATTTCATTAAACAAAAAGGCGGTTTTGTCATAGGCTTGTTTTTCCGCTACGCTGATTTGGTGATTGTGGTTTTTAAGCCAAGACAAGATGTTTGCTAATGCCCCGTTTTTGCTGATGTAGCTGTCGGCGATGACGTCGGTGTTATCAAAGCCATCAATGCCCTTGCACCATTTGGCAAACAAAGCAGGGTCAGGGCAATAGCCCATTTGACGCACTTTGTCTAAGCCAATATTTAATTCTGCTTGGTTAAGTCCTTGTGTGCAAAAACGAAAACCAGCCACAACCTCAGCCGTTGCCAATCCACCAAAGGTTTTTTCAAAACTTCTTGGGACAATCGCTTTAACCAGGGCGGTTAGGTGTTCGGCGTTGCTGATGGGGGTTAGATTATTCATGATTGACTCCAATAGTGGCTGGTTGATGAAAATTTTGCTCAAATGGGAAATCGCCAAATTCATTGACTGGGGCATTTTGTGCTAACTGCCGTAATTCATCCATTCTGTTTGTTGGTTGCTGATTAAAATGAGTTTGTTTCGGTTGCTGACGATTAAAATACCAATCAGCTTTAAAACTTTGCCAACCTGCATCAATACAAAATTCCAACGCAGAATTTAAATTGATATTTGCCAAAGCAGATTGCTTAACAATCATTTTAACTGCTGTGATGGTTAATTTTGTTTTTCTAGTGGCAATAAAATCATTCACCACTTGATAATCCAAATTATCAAATAACCAATCGCCCAAATTTGGAATATTTTCAAAATCATCATTTGAGAAATTAAAATCAGATAATTTTAAATTCATCAAATCATCAGCAGTTAATTTATCATTTAATGATTTTGATTTTTTAACCGATGAAGTCGTTTTTGGTTTTTTGGCATTTTGATGATTTTCATCAGTTTGCGTCTCGTGCGTGTGCGTGTCATACTCATTGTATTTCTCTTTAGTGTTTTTAATATAATGTATTTCTGTATGTTCATTTTTTGAACCAGCTTCTTGTTCATTTTTTGAACCAGTTGGTTCATTTTTTGAACTAGTGCATTTTTTGACTGGTTCATTTTTTGAACCACAAAAATCATCATTTAAGCGGTATTCGCTCATTGATTTTTCATTGCCTTTTTGAACAGAAATTAACCCAATTTCTAGTAATTCATCGATTGCTTTGCTGACTGTTGCACGATGATTTATTCCAGTATATTTTTGGATTTGCGAATAACTGATGCGGTCAGCTTCTTTGTGCCAACCGCGGGTTTTGCGGACGATGAGCAAATATATTTTGCACGCATTACCGCTAAGCTTGCAAAGCATCTCATCAACGAATGCGTTTGGTAGCTGAAAACTGTTTGCGATGAATTTGCTCATTTTGCACCACCTAGCAGAGTTTCAAAATAAAAAGGTTTTTCAACAATAGGTAGTTCAATACCAATATCAAGCAATTTTTTAGCGACATTTGGTAGGATAATACCGTAAAGAACAGAATTAGAAACTGCTAATGAAAATCTAAAATAATCCATATCACTTTTACCTTTAATTGAATTACAACGCTTACAAGATGAAATTAGATTTTCAACACTATTGTCTAGCACCTTATATTTTGGAATAAAGTGGTCTATACGCATATCCGAAACAGACTCTAAATCTATACCACAATAAGCACATTTTTTATGATGAGACTTCCACAATTCATGTCTGAAATGACCAGTAAAGCTAACAGAGCCTTTCTCTATTTTTTTGATGATTTCATTTTGACTCATCTGCGAAATAATACTGTTGTCTCTTGCTTGATTTGGGTGCATTGCTTTGAAGCTCATTTTTTCTCTCCCATGATTTTAAAACCTGCTTGTAAGGTCTTGCCAAAAGTCCAATTTGTATTTTGGCGTAAGATATCAATCACTTCACGCAAACTCATATTGGCAGGATTTAAGGCGATGTAATCATCAATGCTAATCACGCCTTGTTTTTTTAACAGCTTTTTGACCGCTCGGACGGTCTGCTCTTTGGTCTTTTTTCTTTTGGGCTTTTTGATTTTTGTGATTTCGGATATGCCATGCTCGGCTATCCATTCATCGATGATCGATTGGGGCGTGCCTTTGGGGCGGTAGTAGTCAGAGTATTGCTTAATCATGCGACAACCCCTTCATTAGCAAGTTTCTCAATCACCCATGCTTCGCCCTTGTGCGTAAATAGGGCTTGGTCATACCCTGCTTCGCTTTGTTTCATCTCGCCGAGACCTCTGGCGATAAACCATAAATTAAAGGTGCGTGCGTTGCGTTTGACGGATTTGTTATACACGCCAAAGTCATCAAGTAGCTTGTTTAGTTTGACCGCCGACAGTCCGACCTTTGCCCCAACCTGTGAAGCATTGACTAGGTTCTTACGGTCAGCCACAAGGTCATAATGAGCAACTTTGGGGGCATCTAGTTTGGCTTGTTGTTCTAGGGCGATTTTGGCTTTTTCGGCTTGTTCTCGCTTTTCAAATTCAGCAGCCCATGCACGAGCTGCTTCAGCAGGATTTGAAAAATCGGGCAAAACAAGGCTTGTTGCTTTTTCCAACTCTTGCCAACGACGATTAATACGAATACGCACATCAGCACGATAGCCTGTAATTAGGTCAATGCACTGCTCTTTGGTCAATAAGTATTCACGATATTGCTGATTGCCTGTGTTGGGCGTGGTGTAATACCCTTGCCCAACTTTGGGCAACCCCATTTTTTCGTAGGTTTCATTTAAAGTATCAATATCACGCAATACATGGCGATGTTCTTTTTCGCACAATGTGGCAATCTCACGACTTGACATCTTTTGAAAATTGCCTTGAATTTGGGGTAAATTTGTCATATAATAGACTCCGTTGTTTGTTAGAATGACACCGTCCGTTGTAACTTCCAAAAAAGTTAATCCGAACGATGGACACCGCCCCTAGTGACTGCTAGGGGTTTTTGTTTGGGTGGCTTTTAGCTCGCCATTGGTTTTTACTTCAAAACTCGCCTGCGTGCGAAATGGAATACCTTGCTTTTTCCATTTCCATAGGGCAACTCTTGAGATTTGAATTTTTTCACAAAGTTGCGATTGTGTTTTGCAACCATAAAAATCCATTAAATCTTGTACAGTCATTATACTAACCTTAGTTGATAAAAATTAGTTACATAAGTTAGCACATTTTTAGAAAAAAGTAAACCTAAGTTTATAAAAAATATGCTAACATAAATTAACATATCCCAACTTTAAAGGGTTTTTGAGATGATGATACATGACCGTATTCAACAAAAATTAGATGAGAAAAACTTGAAACAGGCTGATATTGCCCGAGCCACAGGAAAATCCACGGCAGCGGTTGCAAAATGGCTAAGCGGTCAAAATGTGCCAAAAACAGATTCTTTGGTAAAAATCGCTCAATTATTTGGGGTAACCCCAAACTGGCTCGCCACAGGACAAGGCGAGATGACCGCCAAGCCCACCATTGATGAACTTCGCCAAAGAATCAAAGCCATAGAAAACCGTCAAAGCGAAGTTGAGCCAAGCGACTTTTTGTCCGTGAATAATCCTGTGCCTATCATCAGTTGGGTGGCGGCGGGGTCATGGAGTGCGTCCGATGTGGTGGAATGGCTAGATGAAGATACCGAGTATCTGCCCAGACCTGCCAATCTATCAGCAGACGGCTTTTGCCTGCGAGTGCGTGGCGTGTCCATGATGCCCGAATTTAAGCCTGATGAAGTGATATTTGTTGAGCCGAACTTTGATGTGTGGGATTTGAAAAATGGCGATTTGGTCGTGGTACGTGAAAATGGCAACCATGAAGCAACCTTTAAACAGCTTATCATGGGCGAGACATCGGCAGATATGTACCTAAAACCCCTAAACCCTGACTGGCACGAGCAACGCATGACCCCAAAAAGCGAGTGGGAGCTTGTGGGTAAAGTGGTGGGAAAATGGGTGAAGTATTAACCCTAAATTTTGATGGAGACAAAAGATGATATTAGACATTCCCCCACACATTGAACAGATGATTATTGCCACCGCCCAAGCACAGGGCATAACAGCTGAAGAGCTTGCCTTAGCCACCCTACAAAGTCGTTTTGACCCTAATGAGCAAGCCTATTATGACTGGTTTTATGAACATCATTTTGATGTTGAAAAATTGGACAAATCAATCAAAAGTGGTTCTACTCCTATACCCGATTGGGCATTGAAAGATTTGTCAAGTTTTGATAAATGGTTGGCGAGCGTATGATTGTAGAATTTTCTGACAATTTCAAGGCTTGTATGCCGACATTTGACGATGAGACAAGGCAAATCATTTTAGCCTTTGTGTCTTATGTTCGTCAGTATGGCTTGCGTGGGCTAATAGGGCGTAACAAGCCGTCCATCCCCAAAAGTCTACGCACCAAACAGCAAAGAGCGGATTTTGCTTATGCCCAAAAACATTGCCTTTGGCATTATCATATTGGCATACCCGAGTATGTGGGCGATGATGGCGATATGACGAGCGAATATGTCCTGCACTACCAAAGATTTGATGACAGGATTGTCTTGGTTGGACTATCCACCCACCCGCCTTTTGTGTTGCCAAATGTGTAAATGGGGTGAGACTTGGAGAAACAATGGACCTAACGCAATATGAAGCAGATGAGCTAATTGCCATCGCAAAGTATGTGATGAAACAGGCGGTTTTTGAACGCACCAAAAAAGTAAGTGTGGATTTGCTTGCCCAAAACGGCAAAGAGGAATTAATATTGGACATTACCCCCAGCACCATCAAAATCAACAAAGCCACCTATCAAATGCGTGCCAAAAAGTGCATTCCGCTTGTACGGTTGGACCTAGATGGGCCACCCCACAAAAACCCAGACGACACCGTCATTACTTGCCCCCACATACATATTTACAGGGAAGGTTACGGCACAAAATGGGCGTATGCCCTGCCAAAGGAGTTTGATGGTTGCAAAAATATCATTGATTTTTTAGATAAATTCTGTCAATATTGCAACATTCAAGGCAATCCTTTTGCGGACATTCAATTAAGCATTTACGATGAAACTCATCACTGAACTTCACAGCCATTTTGACAACTATTTGGCATGGCTAAAAGACCAAACCGCATTTTCGGAGCTGGACAATGGGGTGGTAGAGATTACCGCACCCTATTTGGATCGCCACAACGATTATTTACAGTTTTATGTGTTACGCAATGAACAAGGCTTGTTTTTTACTGATGATGGCTATATCCTAAACGACCTTGCTATGAGTGGCGTGGAGTTCAACACCCCAAAACGCAAAAAACTGCTAACCGAAGTAGCAAACGGTTTTGGCGTACAAATTAAAGACGGTCAGCTTACCACCCTTGCCAATAGGACCAATTTTGCCGTCCGCAAAAACAGCTTTATCCAAGCGATGCTTGCCATCAACGATATGTTTTCGCTTGCCAATGCTAGCGTTGCCAGTTTCTTTTTTGAAGATGTGGAAGCGTGGCTAACACAGCACAATATACGCTATTTGTCCAATGTCAATTTATCAGGTAAATCAGGGTTTACCTTTAATTTTGATTTTGCCATTCCAAAATCCAGCCAATCGCCAGAACGCCTACTTCACACCATCAACAATCCTGTTAAAAATAACATTGAACACATTCTTTTTGGTTGGTCCGACACCAAAGAAGCACGGGGTGCAGATACAACATTATATGTCGCTCTCAATGATATAAACCACAAGATTTCTGATAGCACCATGCAGTCTTTACGTAACTACAACATCAACCCCATACTTTGGTCAAAAAAAGACAAAGCAATTAGCCAGCTTATCAACTAATCCCCACCACACCAAGCCCCCTAAGACTTAGGGGGCTTTTTTATTGCCCTATTCACATTCCTTGCTATGAGCCAAAAGGCTTGCCTTGACCGCCTTGGCAACCGAACCATATCGCTCGGTAAGTTTGTCAAGGGCATCTAATGCCTCTTGGTCTTTTGGCATAAACTGTACTGTGGTAGAACGCAGGGCTTTGGCGTTATAGTTGGCTTTGGCGCGTTTGGTGTATTCGGTGTTTTGGTAGTTTGACATCGTATTTTCCTTATGGTAAGATAATCTAAGTTTTAGGAGAGTGGCGGTGGTTTCCCAATCCGCCCACCTTATTAAGTCCTTTTGGGTCTTAACTTAGGTGCTTGGTTTAGTAGGCAGGTGAGCTATACAAGACCAAGAATAGGACAATTACGATGAGTGCAATTTTACGCATTGTCTTTACTCCTAAGGTTGCCACCACTTACAAGGTCGGTGGCGGTAACCTATAAGGGTGGTATGCCAGTACCGCCCTTATGTTTTATATTATATCCTGTCTTGTATATAATGTCAAGCATTTTTAAAAAATTTCCGCCTGTTGGGCGGTTTTTTATGCCCATCTTTTACCGCCTATCTTTTAAATAATACCTTTTGTCTTAGAGTTAGCATTTTTACTAACTTTAATTGCTAATTTTTATTGACTTAAATGCTAACATAAGTTAATATACACCCATCAAGACGAGATGACCGCTTGAATAACTATTTAACACCCCAGAAGCCCTACCGTGAGGGAGCCACACGGAGTTTAGACGAACTTAGATGAACCAAATCTAAAATCGGACAAACAAAGCCCACACCACCGTGGCAGATAACGGAGTGATAAGCTAATCAGCCATTGGCAACTTGTAAGCATTACTTAACAGTTGCCAATCACGGATTAACTTTTAGGAGCATATATGCTAAACATTGACAAAATCAGCCCAAGCCATGCGGTTATCGTGCTAGATATATTAGATGAGTGCATTTGGGCGGAGCTTGCCCTAGAGCATGAATGCGAGCGGATGTGTGATGATGATTACACCCGTGAGTTTTTTTGGGACCAGTACTATCCTGTCATTACCGACATACAGGGCATAGACGATGACGGGGAGTACTACCCCATGCCAGTTGAGATGGCGGAGATTATCAGAGGGTGCCTTGATTGTGATGAGTTTTACGATGGTTATCAAGCATGTTTTGATGACAATTTTAAATGGGGCAAGAAAACAGAGCGGTATTATTACAGTCCGTAAAATGTTAAAAAATGTTTGACAAGGTGGGAGGAATGGGGTATGATGTGCTTACTACTTAACTTCTAGCGGAAAATTCACACCGTCATCGTGATTTTTTTGTACCTAAAATTTACCAAAAAGTGATATACAAATCTGTATATCACTCACAGGCAAAACAAAATTCGTCTTATGACGGGTTGATAAGGCAAAATACAATAGCCCTTGTGGTGAATATGCCTAGCCGTCTAGAAGCGGTAGTTGAGACCCGTTACCCTATTGGGTAACATTCACTAACTAAACTTCTAGGAGTTCATAATGAACTTAATCATCAATACCCATTCTATCAGCCAAGACAAAAACGGCTTTTTCTCTCTCAATGATTTACACAAGGCAAGCGGTAATGAAAATCGTCATACCCCTGCTTTATTCTTGCGTAATCAACAAACACAAGACCTTATCAGCGAAATTGAACTTGAAAATAAGGTCGCTTACCACACCATCAAAGGCAATCGTGCAGACGGTGCAAAACAAGGCACATTTGTCTGCCGTGAGTTGGTCTATGCCTATGCAATGTGGATTAGCCCTAAGTTTTCGTTAATAGTCATTCGTGCCTTTGACGCACTTAATACAGGGGCGATACCGTGTCTACCCAAATCCACCGCCCGCGACCGCACCCCACTTCGCCAAGCCGTAACCGCCCTATGTGGCAAACTTGGCATCATACACTCAGAAGCCTATGCACTGGTGCATCAGTACATGGGTGTTCATCATATTGATGAGATTGCCATGAGTGATTTGCCACGAGCGGTAGAGTATGTGCATCGTCTGATGATGGGACAGCCTGCTCATGGTGAGCAAAACGCCTTTTGGCGAATGGTTGGGGTGCTAGAATATGACCGCATAAGCCGTGAGCTTACCGAGCTACAAGAAAGCCTAGATGAGACCTGTCGCAAGCTTAATCGCATTGTCAAAACCAAAGGCTTGCTATACGACAGCCTAGGCGAACAACGCCATATCAGCCATGACCCTAACCTTGTGGCAAATGCCCAAGCATTCATTGACCGCCAAATGGCAATGAAAAAGAAAATCGGTCTAATCTCTTAATACCAACCCAAAACGCTTGCTTGTGCCTATTTTGGCATGAGTGGGCTTTTTGTACCCAAAATTTACGCACAAGGAGCAAGCCATGAGACTTATCGCAGAACTCGCCCCCAAGGGGCAAGAATGTAATGCCGTCCACGTCGAAGTCGAAGTAACCGAGTATGACGAATACACGGTTATTCACACCGCTAAGCTGTGTTTTAATCGCTTTGGCGAGATAACACTTGACCTTGATTTGGCAGAAAATCAAGATTTGGTTAAAAAAGCGTTTAGCAAAAAATGTTATTTGCCACTGCTAGAACATGAAGTGGCAGGATATGAGCAAATTTTGGCAGAGCAGGAGTACGCATGAAAATATCTGATTTGATAGGTGGGGCGATAGCATATATCGCCCTTGTGGTTATCGTATATCAGTGTATCTTTGGATGGGCAGAGCATACGGCAGAGGATAACAGCCGTGTTGCCCAAGCCCAAGCCGAAACCTATATCAGCCATGCCGATAAGGTCATGATTGAGATGATGGAGCGTAAAGATGAACGATAGAGACTATCAAGACCACTTAGACAGCTTGCCCGATGACATCCAAGCACAAATGGAGAGCGACTACTACGAGTATGAACGCTATCTGTATGAGACAGGGCAAGCATTTGATGAATTGCCGTTTTAGCCAATGATTGCCAATTGTGTGAGTTGGCAATCGTGGGTTAAACCAAATTTGAACAGGAGTAAATCATGGAAAACTTAGAAGTTTTCAAGGCGATTAACGCCATTCAAGCCGAGCTTGCCAAAACAGGCATTGCCAAAGACAAACAAGCAGGGTCAGGCAATTATGGGTATAAGTTTCGTGGTATTGATGATGTGTACAATGCCCTAAGCCCTTTACTTGCCAAACATCATTTGATTGTCATGCCGCGTTATGCTGAGCGTGTTGTTACCGAAAAGCAAGGCAAAAATGGCATTTTATTCTATGTGTCTATTCGTGGCGAGTTTGATTTTATTTCTGCGGTGGACGGTTCCAAATACACCGCCACCACCTTTGGCGAAGCAATGGATAGTGGCGATAAAGCAACCAATAAAGCAATGAGCATTGCCTACAAATATGCTTGCTTTCAAGTGTTCGCCATTCCCACCGAAGGGGATAATGACCCTGATGCCACCATTCATCAAGGAGTGCAAAATACCATGCCAACCCTTGATGACAACCGCTTTAATGAGGCTTGTAATGCCGTCATCAATGGACAATTTGACAAGGTGCGACTATTAACCGAGTACGCCTTAACGCCACAGCAACGCCAAATCGCACAGGGGCTATAAAATGCAACAGCGTACAGATGAATGGCACACCGCCCGAGTGGGCAAGATTACCGCCAGTCGTATCAAGGACTTAAACGCTAAGCCCCAAAAGGGCAAGGCACTAAATGCCACCTTGACCCGTCTGTTATCCGAGCGACTGACAGGGCAAGCGGTTAGCACATTTACCACGTCAGAGATGGCGTGGGGTATTGAGTGCGAGCCTTTGGCAAGACAAGCCTATGAACTTGCCACATTCCAAACCGTGGTAGAGACAGGGCTGATAGACCACCCCACCATTGCCATGAGTGGGGCAAGTCCAGACGGTCTTGTGGGCGATAACGGGCTTATTGAGATTAAATGCCCAAACAGCGACACCCACACCAACACCCTACTGACAGGGCAAGTGCCAAGCGAGTATTTGCCACAGATAGCATGGCAGTTGGCGTGTACAGAGCGTGATTGGTGCGATTTTGTTAGTTTTGACCCACGAATGCCTGCCAATTTGCAGTTAAAGATTATCCGTGTCAATCGCAGTGATGTGGATATTGAGACATTAGAGCGTGATGTTATGCGTGCTAATGAGATTTTGGAAAGTGAGCGAAAGAAATTATATATGGCACAGGAGTAACTATGCGTGATATCGCACCCACAGGCGTAAGAATGCCTGATAACCTAAAAGCCAAATTGCAACAATCCGCCAAAGACAACGGCAGAAGCCTTAATAGTGAGATTGTAGCACGGCTAACTGCCAGTTATGATAATGAAATTGGCGATAAGTTAGATGAGATTTTAAGGTTGCTCAATAGTGCGAAATCATCATAAAGCCAAATGGCGGAATTCCGCCATTTAAATACAGAAATGTGATTTTTATTGACAAGGGCTAAAAAATGGGCTATTCTATCCGCACATCGGCAAAATCCGATGTCAGTCTTGGCGGACTGAATAATACAAGGTTGCAAAAGCGACCGCCCTAAGCGGTTTTTTTATTGCAATCACAAGCCCAAAGGGTGCTACACACCCCCTTATGGTGGGGCTTGTGGGGACATCGCAAGATGTGCTGTTTACCTTGTATGACAGTCCGCCAACCCTGCAAGCCCTATCGCCCTAAATTGGCGTTTATTGTGGTAGGTTTTCCTAGACAAAGCAAATAATAGGTGCTATTATGGTTGATATAAGCCGTATTGACTTACAGACCTTAGACAAAGAAAACCTAGAAAAGGTAAAACTTATGCTAGACATTAGTAAAATCCAACAGGACATCGCAACCAGCCAAGCCACGGTTGAAAAAATGCGTATTGAAAACGATAAATTTGTTGCTGAAACCAAAAAAATAGAAAAAGAAGCTCGCTTTTACCCCTATGTTACACTTGGATCGGCAATGGTTGGGGGGTTGATTGTGTTTGTCTTGACACGGTTTTTTGGTTAATCCGTTATTTCTTAAAAAGTCCGTCCATACTTAAAAATGGGCGGATTTTTTTATTGACACAAGGCAAAAGATACGCTATGATATGGGGTAAGGTGTCGTAACCTACTCTCAAATCGTTCCCCACAAGCGTTATCTGTGGCATTTTTATATCTATACCTTTTAAGTTATGGGTAAGATGGTGCATATCGTGAGAATGCACACACGAATTTGAGCGTGTTACGAACATCTTGCCCACCCCATTGTCGTAAATGGGAAAATCCAACTCAAATAGGTACTTAGATATGTCAAATCTTATCAACTTCACTTTTGAACAATCCCCAATCCGTATCATTGACCAACAAGGCGAATTTTGGTTCGTTGCCAATGATGTTTGCAATGTTTTGGAAATCGCAAACGCTCGTGACGCACTTTCTCGCTTAGATGATGATGAAAAAGCTGATGTAGCTTTAACCGACACCAGCTCAAACGGCGTTAAACAAAGCCGAAAATTAAACATCATTAACGAAAGCGGATTATATGCCCTTATCCTGCGTTCTCGTAAGGCAATGCAAAAAGGTACGGTTCAACACAAATTCCGTAAATGGGTAACATCAGAAGTCTTGCCAAGTATCAGAAAAACAGGGCAATACCGCCACACCATATCAGCACAGCAACAAGCCCAAACCCAACAGGCAATCAAAACCAAATGCCAACACAACAAGGTGCATTATCAGACCCTATACCACGCCCTATATCAAGCGTTTAGCATTCCACGATATAGCGAGTTGTTGGCGTGTGATTTTGAGCGGGCATTGGCATTTATTTGGGGTTTTGAGTTTACCCCGAGCCTAAACACCGCCTTTATTGCCAATATCCTAGCCGATAACGCCCACCAAATCAAACAAGCCCAAGATGAGTTTTGGGGTGTCATGGGCGATTTTAGAAATATCCTAGAACATTTGGACAAGCTACAACGCCGTTTGGAAAAATCCGAGCGTTGCATTCAGGCTTTACAAAAGCAATTCTAATCCTTTTATCATTCCCACGCTTGCCCTTTGGGGTAAGTGTTGGGGTCTTTTATGCCTTTTTTAGGAGTAAATCATGTCAAGTGTGAATAAAGTCATCATCGTGGGTCGCTTAGGGGCAGACCCCGAAGTCCGCCAATTCCAAAATGGCGGTCAAGTCACCAACCTGTCCATCGCCACAAGCGACCGATGGACGGACAAGCAGACAGGCGAGCAAAAAGAGCAGACCGAATGGCATAGGGTCAGTCTGTATAATCGCCTGGCAGAAATCGCAGGGCAGTATCTGTCTAAGGGCAGTTTGGTGTATATCGAAGGCAGTTTGCACACTAGAAAATACACCGACCAACAAGGCATAGAGCGTTACAGCACCGAAATAAAAGCCCAATCAATGCAAATGTTGCCTAGCGGTCAAGGTCAGCCACAACAGCAGTCGCAACAACACGCCCCCACAGCCCCACAGGGCTATCCGCAGGGGCAAGGCGGACAATGGGGCAATCAAAACGGCTTTACAGGTGGTATTCCCAATGAGTTCCAACCGCCCCACTATCAAACAGGACAACCCCCTGCTTTTCCACCCCAAAATGGTGGGCAAAACATGGGAAAGTGGTAACGCCACCCTCTGGTGGGGTGGCTGATAATGATATGCCGTTTTAATTTTTTTTAACCGCCCAGAGAGTAAAAAATGAACCTAAATACCGCCAAAGCGTTGATTGATGAAATCGGACTAAACGAAGCAAAAAACATTGCTGAAAATGAGCCGTCAAATGCGTTTATTTTTTTTGATTTTGGAAAATATCGCAACGGCATTCCCTGCCCGAAAAAATATTCGGTCAATGCCATCAAGACAGCTTTGCAGATTGTTGAACAACACAACAATCCAATAAGCGATTTTGATGTTTTATTGGCTGAGATAAGAGAGTGTCGAATTAGAACACAAAATAGCGATGTTGTTTCCATGCTTGATTATCTTGAACACTTTGCAATCGGTTTAAAGGAGTAAGAAATAAAATGGCTAAATTAAATAATCCATACTCGGCAGGTGTCTTTTTATCGTTTTTCGTTAATGATTTTGGAAAAAGAAATTTTAAAATCCCAAACGGCAACAAAATGCGACACAATCCACGAAATAATAAGCGAACAAAATCAAAAAGGGGTAAGAAATGAATATTGAAATAGCCCAAAAACTAATTGAAAATCTTGGTGGAACTGAAAAAGCCAAAGAGATTATCAAGAATTGCCCAAAAGATTGTACTGTATATCGTGAAGCGATTGGCAATATTGTCATTAAAGAAATTCCCATCGGGGTAATTGCAACAGCTTTGGCAGTTTTGGGGGTGGATTATGAACAAGCCTAAATATTTCTCAATCACTTATGACATGTCCAAACTATCCGATGATGAACAAAAAGCCGTGATTGCCGAAGCAAGCTCGCTTTTTCGCAGTCACAAGGCGGTGTGTGCAGGGTGGGAAAACGATGGTGTTACTAATAACGGGTGGATTAGTGTTGATGACCGATTACCCCCGTTGGAAACGGTAGTATTGGTGTATCAGAGACCTCTGCGGTATGTATTAACTGCGGAATATCTTGGCGATAGCTGGGAGTTTAGTGAGCTTATGCCTAGCGACACCCGAGTAACCCACTGGCAACCCCTACCACAACCGCCAAAGGAGTGAATAAATGAAACCCCTTATCCCTAAAATCTCCACCCAAGACTATCTATTTTTACAATTTGGTAAACTCGTAGTGGAATTGCGTGAAGTCTGCGAAATTTATTATCCGCACCTTAAACAAAGCCAAATTAACCGCCTAGCCAGCGAGCAAGGTTTTGCTTTTCCTTGCTTTCGCCTTGCCGACAGTCAAAAATCGCCTTATTTTGTTCATTTGTCCGACTTGGCGACCGCCCTTGACAAAGCAAAGAATGCGGTCAAGAGCGATCATTCAAAACTTCACGCATAACTTCATCAAACTGGGGCGTGTTTGCCCTTTTATGCACTGACACATACCTCTGTAAACTCCCCCAACTTTTGTGCAGGCTGACTGACTGGATTTGGGGGATTGTCATTCCTTGTTCTGCCAATCTTGTACAGGCTTCGTGCCGTAAATCGTGAAAGTGTAAATCGTCTATCGCTAAGAGATGACAGGCTTCTGTAAACAGCTTGCTTATCATCTTATGGCTTTCTGCCACCAAATAAGTCTCGTCCGCCGTGTGCTGTTTTAATAAGTCAATGATTTGTCGTGTCTCTGGCAATACCGTAAATTTTTGATGATTGCCAGCACTTCCCTTGGGGTTTTTGACATCTCGCACCACAAATACGCCACCCAAATCGTCTGACAATTCTAGACGGGTAATTTCAGCTTGTCGTCTGCCTGACAATAGGGCAAACCACATAATCAGGTGCATTGCCATACCATCATTTTGCCAAACTTGATAAAAATGCTTGGTTAATTTGATTAACTCATCGTTTGTTGGTAGGCGGTCTCGCTTTTTGCTTGGTGCGACATTGCGGGTCTTTTTAAGCTGTTTTAATGCCCGTCTTAACGCATTCATATCAATGTCCACACCCCACATAATTTCTGCGTGGTCTAGCACGCCAAAAAGGTAAGTAAATTCCGCCCCAAGCGTGGCGGGGCTGATAGGGTCAAGGGCAAGCTCTGGCACGCCATTTTTGCGTAAATTGGCGTGGTCGGTGATATCAAGGGGGTTAATGACGGTCAAAGGCAATTTGGCAATGGCGAATTTTTGTAAAAGTCGCAAGGCGTGCATTTTTGAGCGTCCAAAGCCCGCCCCCAATTCACTAATATAGCGGTCAATCGCATCGCCAACCGTCAAATCATCACTGATACCTTTTGCCCCAAACAAGAGTTTTGGATTGTCTTTTAATTCTTGTTCTCGCTTGGCTATCCACGCCTGAGCGAGTTTTTTTGTGCCAAAATTGGCACTTTCACGATAAGGCGGAAAACCTTGCTTATTGATACGGATTTCGGCATAATAACGAGGCGTGCCGTCTTTTGATTTTTTGGTGCGAATACTGCCCAT